TCCGCTGTTAACACAGTACCGTATTTCTTAATCGCTACTGCTCAGAACAAAGTAAGCTCTAACGGTGTTACCGTTGCAGCCGGCACATTGGCAGCCAATGCCAATAAGACTTATCTAATCACAAGTCAACGAGACTTGGCAGCCACATTTGGTGTGCCATTCTTCTATCAGACCACAACTGGTACCCCAATCAACGGTTACGAACTCAATGAGTACGGACTACTTGCGTCTTACTCAGCCCTAGGTATCACAAATCGTTGCTATGTGCAACGTGTTGATATTGACCTAACAGAGCTAACTGCTAGTTTGGTTCGTCCAACTGGATCTCCTGCCAATGGTGATTATTGGTTAGATACTTCAACATCAGTTTGGGGCATTCAAGAATACAATCAAACAACCAACACATTCACTGTTGAAACCCCTATTATTATAGATGATACTGCTGATGTTATTGATCCTGAATCAGACCCAACCCCATTGGCAACTGTTGGTAGTATTGGCGATTATGCGATTGTCACCTGTGCAACAGATACAAAACTTTTGGGTTATTATAAAAATAGCGATAACGATTGGGTGCAAGTTGGTAGCGACGCTTGGAAAACATCCTGGCCCACAATTCAAGGCACAGGAACACCAACGTCATTGACTGCTAGTGCAAGTATGTTTGTTAATGAAAGTGAAATTTTTGTACCAGCCGCTCCTGACAACACAGTTGTAGGATTTGCCACCGCAATAAATAATGCAAGTGTTGCCGGTGTCACAGCTGCCGCAGTAAGTGGAAAACTATATTTGTACGCTAACTCTACAGCTACCAATGATGCATCAACCAGCGACGGCGGAATAATTTCAATTGAAACAGGGTCGTCAGCTGGAGCCGCATTGTTAACAGCTCTAGGCATTACTGCTCAAGTTTATCGTGCTCCTGAGTATCTTGCATCATACAGTTATCAAGCACCTAGATGGGCTGTTGGTCAAACAGCACCAGCCCCAACAGGATCTGTCTGGAACAATGTTAGCCCAGCCAACAACGGAGTGAGTCTACGAGTAAAAAAATACAGCTCAGCCCTAGGAACTTTTATTGCACAATCATGTCCAGTGTATTTTGGTACAGTGTCAGCATCATATGCATTAGATCCAACTGGTGGCGGAAAAAATATTCCTGTAGGAACCACAATAGCAATTGCTGATGCTGCCACTTTTGGTGACACTGACGCTACCATGGCTTTTGAAATACTAGAACGGTATGCTTTGGGTGCTACTGTAGTAACTGGATCTACTACAACCCCTGGACCATTTACTAACGGAAATAGCTTTACTATTTCAGGTAGTCAACTAGATAATACCACTATTACAGGTACTGCTACTATTTCAGGAACAACAACCGCGGCATTTATTGCCGCTGTTAGTGCCGCGGCAGTACCATATGTGTCAGCAAGTGTCAACAGTGCAGGAGCCATTGTGTTCACGCACAGTCAAGGTGGAACTATTACGTTGTTAAATGTAATAGGCACTCCGATCACAACTGCTGGATTTACTGCAAGCACTCAATTTTGTCGTCCAGGTTTCCGCACACCAAATTCATTGGCATTAAGCTACTGGGTTGGTACACCAACATTCACCTACACTTCAAGTAATACTGCACCAGACGAAGATCCTGTTGATGGCCGTTTATGGTATTACAGCACTGTTAGTGATGCTGATATCATGATTCAAAACAACGGACAATGGTCTGGATATCAGACTGTAACCAATGACGTTCGTGGGTTTGATCTAGCTTTAACCAATGCCAGTGGTCCTATCATTGCGGCCACAGCACCTACTACACAAAATGATACATCACTTTCACCATTGGTATATGGAGATCTATGGATTGATACCAGTGACCTAGAAAACTATCCCAAGCTGTATCGCTGGCAAGTTGTTGACGGCGTGGATCAGTGGATAGAAGTTGATACTACTGATCAAACAACTCAAAACGGTATTTTGTTTGCAGATGCACGTTGGGCACCAAACGGCACAACTGACCCTGTGATGGATGCAATTCCTAGCATTGACAGTCTATTAACCAGTGGCTACTTGGACTTAGATGCTCCAAATCCGCAACTTTATCCGCAGGGCATGTTGTTGTTTAACACACGTCGTTCAGGCTACAATGTCAAGAGTTTCCAGAGTAACTATTTCAATGCTGAAGCATACCCTGCAGATCCGTGGTCAAGTGGCACAACCTACATCACTGGTAATTATGTAAGTTATTCTGGCACTAACTATATTTCTTTGCAATACAATAACCTCAACCAGACTCCAGGAACTGCACCAGCTTACTGGGCAGCGATCACACAAACCAATACCTGGCTCACAGCAAGTGGCAACAGAGATGATGGTGCAATGTGGTCTGGTCGACAAGCACAACGTCAATTGGTTGTACAAGCTATGAAAGCAGGTATCGATACCAGCTCTGCTGCTCGTGAAGAACAAGCACAATTTAGTTTGATTGCCGCCACAGCTTATCCAGAGTTGATTCCCAACATGGTTGCACTCAGTAATGAACGTAACAACACATTGTTTGTGGTAGGCGACACACCAATGCGTCTTGCAGCCAACGGCACTGATCTAGCAGCCTGGGCAACCAATAATGGTGGACTAGGATTCCGATCTGAAGATGGTTTAGTAACTGCCAGCCAGTATTTGGGTACATTCTATCCCAGCTGCCAGACCACAGACACAACGGGTAATCCTGTTGTAACAGCACCAAGTCACATGATGATGCGTACCATTATCCGTAGTGATGCAGTGAGTTATCCGTGGTTAGCACCTGCTGGTACACGTCGTGGTGTGGTTGACAATGCTATTGCTATTGGTTACATTGATGCAGCCACTGGCGAATTTGAACAAATCAACGTTGGACAAGGTCTACGTGATGTGCTGTATGAAAACGACATTAACCCAATTACGTTTATTCCGGGTGTTGGCATTACCAACTTTGGTAACAAGACCACAACTAGTGTTACTAGTGCTTTGGATCGTATCAATGTATCACGACTGGTTGCGTTCTTGCGTGGCAGACTTGAAGAAATTGGTAAATTGTATTTGTTTGAACCCAATGACGACATTACCCGTGCTGAAATCACCAACACTATCAACTCACTAATGATTGATTTGGTGGCCAAGCGTGGTATCTATGACTACTTGGTAGTTTGTGACTTGAGCAATAATACTCCGGCACGTATCGACCGTAATGAGTTGTATGTTGATATTGCTATTGAACCAGTGAAGGCCGTGGAATTTATCTATATTCCATTGCGTATCAAGAACACTGGCGAGATTTCAGGACAAGCGGCCTAATGAAAACGGTGGGTAATTTTTCACTCACCAATTCAACTAAATAAACGTAACAGGAGATACCTACAAAATGTCTAGTTCATCACTATCAAGAATGTCAGTTCCACTGGGAGGCCAGGCTGATCAGGGTTTGTTGATGCCCAAACTCAAATATCGCTTTCGCGTATTTTTTGAGAACTTTGGCGTTGAAAAACCAACAACAGAATTAACCAAACAAGTAATGACCTTTGCAAGACCTAATTTGAGTTTTGAAGAAGTTACTATTCCAATTTATAATTCAACTCTAAAGTTGGCTGGTAAGCCTACATGGGCCGACGTTGCTTGCGAAGTCCGTGACGACGCCGCTGGGTCAGTTAGCAAATTGGTTGGTGAACAAATGCAAAAGCAAATGGACTTTTTAGAAATGGCATCAGCCAGTTCTGGTATTGACTACAAGTTCTTGACACGTATTGAAATTCTAGATGGTGGTAACGGTGCTGCTGCTCCAGTGGTTCTTGAAACATGGGAATTGTATGGATGCTATTTGAAGCAAGCTGATTACGGTCAATTGAGCTATGCCGAAAGTGCAGTTGTCACAATCAACATGACTATAGCGTATGATAACGCCAACCAAATTCCATCTGGCTCTAACGGTGCTGGTATTGGTGGTGCTATTGGCCGAACATTAGGTGACATTGTTACAGGTGCTGGTACAACTAGCTAATAACTAATGTCATTAGCCACATTTGGTCAGCAGATCTTTCAAGGATTCACCGCGGTCAATGGACTGCGTGGATACGATCATGCCAGTAGAGTTTTCACTCCCAATGGATATGAACTAAAGCCACGCTTTAAGTTCTTGTTCCATGTGGCGTTTACAATCAACACTGCACAGATTCCTGCCTTGCGTGGAGCACTTGGATTAACTGACATCTCCAACATCAGTCTCTTGGTCAAAACAATTGACTTGCCCAAGTATACCATTGCCACAGAAACACTAAATCAATACAATCGTAAACGTGTGATTCAAACCAAGATCAATTATGATCCGGTGAACATCACATTTCACGACGACGGATCAGATTTAATTCGCAACATGTGGTACAACTACTACAGTTACTACTACAAAGACGCCAGTCAAAACTACGGGTCTACCAACAGCACCAATGGTAGCATGGGTGCCGAAAACAACGGCACGCGAGGATTTGGCTACAGTGGCCGAGACATTTACAATCAAGACCGCATGGGCGGAGTGAATGACTGGGGCTATATAGGTGAAGCAGTCAACGATGGCACATCCAGCTCTTCGGGCAAGCCTCCGTTTTTTACAGACATAAGAATTTTTGGATTTGATTACCAACACAAGTATGCAGAGTATGTGTTGATAAATCCGTTGATTTCAAATTGGAGTCATGACACCTACGATTACAGTCAAGGCAATGGACTCATGCAACATTCAATGACTATTGCATATGAAACAGTGAAGTACAAACAAGGTGCTCCTAATAAACAGGCACCAGGCTTTGCTAATGCGGCTCATTATGACACAACACCAAGCCCACTGGCTCGTCCAGGCAGCCTAGCTACCATTCTTGGCCAAGGCGGATTAATTGATGCCGCTGGTGGTATTGCACAAGATCTGCAATCTGGTTCTGTGCTGGGCCTGATTGGTGCCGCACAAAAAGCCAGCACAGTTTACAACACATTCAAGGGTAAGAATCTTAAGAGCATTGCAGTTGCTGAAGCCACAGCACTTGGCACTGAAGTTATTCAAGGCAGCTTGCCTGGAGCCGTAAGAAGTGTGGCCAGCAAAGCTGATGGTTTCTTCTTTCCAACAGCCACTGCGGCTCGCAATCAAGCCACAGTTAATAGAATCAACAACAATCAACCAGTAGGTGGTGGTGTATGAGCACAGTAAATTACGCAAATTACAAAAAAGATCTCACAGTCAGAGTATTTGACAGTTTCTACGACTATGATACCAACGTTCCTGCAGAAGAATATGACATTGTGAATTCATATTTTTCCAGTGTGATGCCTAAACGAGCCGCAGGTAACTTCACTGTGAGCTTGTTTAGAGTAGCAGAAGATACCAACATACCAGCACTGACACTATTACAAGCCATGCAAGGGCAAACTGGATTGAATCTAAATGCCAGCCTAGCCTATTACCTGAACATGATTCGTAGCAGAGCCACCTTGCTTGGCATCAACGCCAGTTCAACTCCCAATCAATACGCCGCACGCCTGGTAATACAATGAGTCGTTGGGCGCAAGGTCAATACATAGTACAAAACCCTTCCAAGTATGTGGGTCGTGGCACACCTAGATATCGTTCAGGATGGGAACACAGCTTCATGCGCTTTTGCGACACCAACGACAATGTACTACAGTGGGCTAGTGAAAGTATTGCCATACCCTACATGAATCCTGTGACAGGCAAGAAAAGCAACTATGTGCCTGACTTTCTAATCACCTATCGACAAAAAGACAACACTGTTCGGGCAGAGCTAATTGAAATCAAACCCAAGAAGCAAAGTGTAATCGAATCAAAAATGAGCAGCCGTGATCGCGCTGTAGTAGCTGTTAACTACGCCAAGTGGGGAGCCGCCCAAAAGTGGTGCGGTCGCCAAGGCCTAACATTCAGAGTAATCACCGAAAACGATATGTTTTCCAACGGTCGCAATTGATCCATAAATATCCGCATGACGCGGAAATTAGAAGACCTTTTTGACTTGCCCTCTTCGGTTGAAATTGAAACCAAAGACAACACCCCCACCATTGAAGAAGCACAAACACAACTGGCAGCAATAGACATGGCCATTGACAAGATCGACACAGCTCTGCCTGCTGTTAGAGATTTAAGTGCCAGCGACACTGAGATGGACGAACTGGCAGACTTGGCCAAAGACAGCTACAAAGATCTCATGGATCTTGGCATGCAGGTAGACTCACGGTTTGCTAGCGAGATATTTAATGTAGCAGGTACCATGCTAGGCCATGCTATCACTGCTAAAACAGCCAAAATGAANAAGAAACTCAAGGTTATTGATCTACAGTTGAAGAAAATGCGACTGGATCAACAAACACCTGAAGAACAACAGATAGCNACTGCACAAGGGCAAGTGTTGAATCGCAACGATTTATTGGAACGTTTGCTTAANGGCAAAGACCAAAATAACGGAAAAGTATAAATATACAATAGGACACTGACATGAAACCATTTGCAAAATATCTCTTAGAAAGTGATCGCACTTATGCGTACCGCATCAAAGTAGTGGGCGACATACCCAAGAACTTCTTCAAACAATTTGAAGAAAAACTCAGCCAGTTTGACATTGCAAAAATGTCAACTCCTAAGAGTACCCCAGTACGTGCTGTGATTCCTGACTTTCCTGCTTTCCCCAATCAGTCTGTAACACGAGTTGATGTAGAGTTCAAGTACCCTGCCATTGAACCACAGATCAAACAGATTGCTAGATTGCTGGGACTAGATGAAAATCGTATTGTGATGATGACTACACCTTATGAAGAAAGTCTAGATTCTGAGTCAGTCAAAATTACAGACCAGAACAAAGACCTATTGGATGATCCTGATTATCCAGCAGATGATAAATTGCAAAAGAATCTCAAGAAAGATTATTCTGCAGACCCATACAACCATGTGGTTTTGAAGAATGCCTATCGTTCTAATTTCACAGTAGCCGGCGGCAAAACTCCTCCTGCTAAAACCTCTAATGATTTGCCAATGGGAACTAAGAGCCCAATGTCCAATGTAAAGAGACCACCCAAGCCTGCTACCGGCGCACAACCAAGAGGATAATACAATGACATTTTTCTATGACTTAAACAAACGCCTGGCTGCTGTTAATGACGCACCAGAAACAAAACAACTCAACGAGCGCAACATGAGCCGTGCTGCCAAGGGCTATGAAAAGTACGGTGAACCGGGTATGCGAGAATTGTCCAGACTAGGACAACAAGGTGCCAGTGAGAAAAAAATGGATGCTGCACGTAAAAAGTACAACAAGTATGACAACGAAGTAGACGAAGGCGCATATCAAGGCGGTCCGGACAAGAGTCAGATCCCTGCTGTGAATCGTCCAGGCAACAGAATGACCTTGCAAGACCTAGACAAAGAACGTACACAGAGCCCTACAAGTCCTGAAGGATTGAAACGTGCTCAACAACGCCTGGGTCAACAAAAAACAACCGAAGCAGCCCATACACCAGGCGCTGGATACAGTCCAGAAATGCAGGCAAGAATTAAAATGGCAACTCCACAACAATTGAGCCAGATGGCTCATGAGTTAGCCGGCGATCCATCACACTATAAAAACGAATACAGAAATCTCGAGGCAGCACAATCTGAGTTAAGAGGTACAACAAAGTATGAAGAATCCAGTGCTACAATGACTGCCAAGCAAAAGTCGTTTGCTAAGTTAGCACCTCCAACAGACAAAATTACGTTTGCTGATAAAATTGCCGGTGCCAAGAAAGAAGTTGACGAGATGCTAGGTGATGTAGCTGCCGAAGCAATGAAGCAAGCACTAGGCGGCAAAAAACAAGTTGTTGCTAGCGAAGATGACGATAACAACCCGTTCACAAACTTCAAGAAGCCACGTGCTGACAAACCACGTGTGGGAGATGTAGAACATGGTTCCAAGCATGATATCAAGCACACTGCAACAGGACGTAAAGTAACACGACGTACAGATGACCAAGGCAACTCAGTTGGGTCAGAAACTGATGACGAAGGTAACACACGTGAAAAACGTGGTCGTGGTCGTCCAAAAGGTCCTGCCAAGGGTACAGAACGAGTAACAGCCAACGCCTGGAAACACAAAGATGGTCCCAAGAAAAAAGGATCTGCTGGTGCAGTATCTGACGCTGGCAAGTCCTTGCAAGGATTCATGATTGGCAACAAGCCAAAAAATGATCCAGGCAAAGTAAGTGTCAGAAACAAAATGAAAGAAGGCGATGCTGATCCAACAGACAATGATTCAGGCGATTTAAAAGCAGCCATGGCATTGTTGAAGAAAGCTGGCTACAAAGTTTCTAAGTCTGCAGAAAAAGAAAGCACAGTTGATCGTGACGACCATGCTGAAAAAGCTGGCAAAAAATTTACAAAAGACGTTGAGGCTGCTGAAAAAAAGCCCAAGAAGAAAGAAAAAACTGAAGAAGCAGGCGGAACAGGAACACCTACTGCATCAAGCGGTTTTGGTTACGGCAAAGGCATTTACGATAGTTTAAATCGTGATGTTGAAAACGCCATCAACGAATCAATGCACCAGCTGAGTGAGTCAATGAGCATCAACATGAGTGACAGTACAGAAGGTGGCAAGAGCTTGACTATCACTGCCAGTGACGAAGATGCACTAAAACTAGCAACATTGTTGAAGTCAGCGGGCCTAGGCGGCGGCGACAGCGAAGGCTACGGCGGTTCAGGCTACAAGTCAGCATGCGGTTGCGGTACTCCTAATTGCTCATGTGGCGAAGAAGAAATTGACGAAGTGTCACTGAATGAGCCAGACTATCCTACCAACACAGAAACTGGCAGCTCAATGCAGTACAGTGGCGGTCTTGATGGCCCTAAGTCAACAGGACAGTCAACGTTGACAGGTGGCGGCATACCAAATCTGGATGCAGATCGTCAACACAGCTATGCTGAAGCTGAAGAAGATGCCTTACACCGCATGATGGAAATGGCCGGTGTTAAGAAAAAAGAAGTTGACGAAGAAAAAACCGAAGAAGGCAATAAGTTTACTGCAGGTCTAGCTGACGATGACATCAAAGTTGGAGAAAAAATTCCAGGAACCAATGCTGTGAAGAAAAAAGACATTGACGAAGGCATCTTGGCCAGTACTCGTGCTTTATGGAAAAAATATCAGGATTAATATTATGAGCAAAATTCTAAAAGAATCTGTGTTGACTACCGTGCCGGTTATGAACCCGCATGCACCTGCACCACAAACAGGACGTCAAACACCTGTGGAAATCCCAGGTGTGATGTATCAAACACGTGAATTGTTTCAGCCCGTGGTTGCAATTCCGCCACAGGATAAAAAGTAATGGCCAACGTTTATACAACACTTTCAAATGCAACTGTGTACACAGACAAGTTGCAAATCTCCACAGGAAACACAGCAGTCACATGTCAAGTGTATGCTGTGGCTCTGGGTACAGCAGCCGCGGCAGGTAACTTGTACTCTGCGGCTATTAACATTCCTGCCAACACAGTATTTGAAACATATTCGGGTGCAGGTAACAAAGTTACTATTGCTGGCTCAAATTGGACAGCATTAGAACTAGGCACAGCAAGTTCCGCTACAGCAGGTGTGATTGGCGCTGGCAGCTGATGCGAGCACGTGATTTCATTGCTGAAAATGGTGCCGGAAAGATTAGCAAGCGTAATCAATCTGCCACTGTGGGTCTGCATAAATTTCGAGATAAAAATTTAGCAGATCGTGTGTATGAACTCAATAGAATTATGATGGCAGCCGCATCCACTGACGGAACGTTTGTTCCTGAAATGGATAATGAAAGTTGGGCCGGCCGATATGACATTGCCGCACCTTACACGCAAGAAGAACACAACATGTTGATGATGGCATACAAAGCCTCTGGATCTAGTTTTCACGATCTAAACAAAGGTGATTTAAAAAGCCAAGAACATCCAGCAGTGAACACAACCAGCCCGATGCAATCATTCAAAGGTTACCCAAGATGAGAGCACGTGAGTTTCTACGCGAGCAACATGACCTGCCGCCAGAGCAAGCAAATCCCATGCGGTACACCTATGTAATTCCTGGACTCAGCGCATCAGACCCTTACAACAACTATAGATTTGGTGTGGCACTTGCACGAGCACGTAGCGATGCCGGCACAGATGGCATTACTGATAAATTGCCAGCATGGTCAGCACAGACAGCATTTGGCGAACATGGTGTGGTTGCTGGCATGGATTCCAAAATTGCTCAAATCATTGACCAAGCACTGTCAATGACTGACACCCCAGGCGGCAAACAACTAGTGTCAACGCCTGACAGTACAGAACCTGCTTTTGTGGATATACAAAGTCCTGTAAGGGCATTTAAAGGTTATCCTCGTTAGTATAATTTATCATTATGAAAAAACTTTTAATTCTTTTGGCACTTGTACCATGCCTGGTTATAGCGCAACCCAAACAAAAACCTGGCGTTGTTTATGACGCTGTGATTACTCGTGTGATTGACGGAGACACTGTGGGCATTCAAGCCACCTGGTTACCGGCACCACTGAAACCAGAACTCAGTGTTCGTGTGTTTGGAGTTGATACTCCTGAAAAGGGACACAGAGCCATGTGTCCTAGTGAAGCACAACGTGGCGAAGCAGCTTCAGCGTTTACCAAACAGGCCATTGCTAACAGCCAGAAGCGACAGGTTGTGCTCATGGACTGGGACAAGTACGGGGGCCGTGTGCTAGGTGATGTGCTGTTGAACGGACAGAGTCTTAGAGCCATGCTGATTGCCAATGGATTTGCACGTGAGTACTACGGTGAGGCCAAAACTTCTTGGTGCCAGTAAAACGCCTTTAAATAAAGGTATGTCAGACTCTTTCTATTGTGCCGCACCGTGGCGTGGCCTACACATAAATCCCCGTGGAGATGTTAAAACTTGTTGTGCAGGTGATCCCAACATGCTGGGCAACCTGAACACCAACAACATCATTGAAATACTCAACGGAGATCTACTGCAAGAAATACGTGGCAGCATTGCACAAGGCAAGGCACACAAGTACTGCTCTAACTGTGTGCAAGCAGAACGCTTTGGCGCTGATTCAGAGCGCAAATGGCACAATGACCTCAACCAAGATTTAGATTATACGACTGCCGGATCACAGTACCACTATCCTGTTATAGTGGATGTGAGATGGAATACCACCTGTAACCTTTCATGTAACTACTGTAGTGAATGGGCCAGTTCAAAATGGTCCGCACTCAAAGGTATTCCATTCAAGTCCGGCAGTCGTCCCTATTATGATAATGTGTGTGACTTTATTGAGGCACATCATGAACACATCAAGGATGTGGCCTTAGTAGGTGGAGAGCCCTTACTGCTTCCTGAGAACGAACGACTGTTGGATGTGATCCCAGAAGATTGCACAGTGACCATAATCACCAACATGAATGTGGATCTTGAACGGAACAAGATCTTCCCGAAACTGGCACAACGTAAAAAAGTTGGTTGGAGCATGAGCTTTGACAACATTGGCGACCGGTTTGAATATGTACGCTATGGTGGCGAGTGGGCACAAGTTGAAAACAACATTGCCACGGTCAAAGACCTGTTTTCAAAAGGTCATTGGGGTGGTATACATGCTGTGTACAACATCTACAATGCCACACGCATTACAGAGTTTCGCAAGTGGGCAGTAGCACAAGGTGTAACTGTGCTGTGGCAAAATTTGTTTCAACCTGATTACCTGGATCCGTTCTTGCATGGGCCTGCTGTTGCTGAACTAGCTGCCGCAGAAATTGAACGATTCTATGCCACAGGCTTAGCAACTGATGCAGAGCGCATGTTCTTTGATAATGCACTGAACAACTATCGTAATGTTGCACGAGAGCGAGCAGGTATTACTGCCAAGTTTAAAAAACACATTGCAGAAATTGAAACACAATACCATCCTGACAAAGCAGGTGAGTTTGTGCGATGTTGGCCTGAACTTGCAATGTTATTAGATAATTAATAGCATGGCTATCAGTCCAGAAACAGTACTAGTAAAAGCGCCACACCGCAGAGAAACATTCACTGAAGACCAGTTGATGGAGTTCATGCAGTGTGCGGACTCTGTGGATGGCCCGTTGTTCTTCATGGACAATTTCTTCTACATCCAGCACCCCACACGTGGCAAGATGTTGTATCATCCATTTGATTACCAAAAACAACTGATTTACACTTATCACAACTATAGATATTCTATCTCCATGATGCCTCGACAAACAGGCAAGTCCACTTCGGCTGCTGGTTACTTGCTATGGTATGCTATGTTTGTGCCAGACTCAACTATTCTAATTGCCGCGCACAAGTACACAGGTGCGCAGGAGATAATGCAACGTATTCGTTATGCATACGAACTGTGTCCCAATCACATTAGAGCAGGTGTAACCAGCTACAACAAAGGATCCATAGACTTTGACAACGGAAGCCGTATAGTAAGCCAAACAACAACAGAAACTACAGGCCGTGGTATGTCTATCTCGCTCCTGTACTCAGACGAGTTTGCATTCGTGCGCCCCACAATTGCCAAAGAGTTCTGGACTTCTATTTCACCAACACTGGCAACTGGTGGTAAAGCTATTATTACCAGTACTCCAAACTCTGATGAAGATCAGTTTGCGTATCTGTGGAAAGGTGCCAACAAAACAGAAGATGAGTTTGGCAATCAACGAGCAAACGGCCTAGGTATCAACGGTTTCCGAGCATATCGCAGTTACTGGCGCGATCATCCTGATCGTGACGACGCCTGGGGAGATCAACAACGAGCACAACTGGGTGAAGAACGGTTCCGTCGAGAAATGGATTGTGAATTTGTTATTAATGACGAAACGCTGATATCTCCTATCAAGCTGTTGGACATTGAAGGAGTAGAACCTGTAAGGAAAACAGGCCAGGTTCGCTGGTATTCGCCTATACACGCAGACAAGATATACATTGTGGCACTAGATCCCAGTTTGGGCACAGGCAGCGATCCTGCGGCCATACAAGTGTTTGAAGCAGACACAACTACACAGGTAGCAGAGTGGAGACACAATCGCACTGATGTGCCAACGCAGGTTAAAATTCTAGCAGACATTGTGAAAGAAATCAATCTAGTGGTCAAGGATGAAAGAAGAGTGTATTATTCTGTGGAGAACAACACACTTGGTGAAGCCGCGCTGATTTCTATTGCTGAGTATGGTGAAGAAAACATTCCGGGCTACTTCCTTAGTGACAATTCAGTACAAGGCACAGCAGGCCGCAGAATACGCAAAGGGTTTACAACCACAAACAAAAGTAAAATTGTGGCCTGCAACAAGTTTAAAATACTTGTGGAATCAGACCGCATGAAACTGCACTCAAAGCCCTTGATTTCTGAACTCAAAACATTTGTGGCCCTGGGCTCAAGCTACTCTGCCAAACCAGGAGAAACCGATGATCTTGTGATGAGCAGTTTGTTGGCAGTGCGTATGCTGATGTTGCTACAAACATACCACGCAGACCTAAACACACACCTTAAAGATCATGCAGACAACCAGATTGAACCCATGCCCTTCATCGCAATGATGCGTTAATGCTAAATATACAACTATGGCACAAGAACTCAATATTGAACAAAAACTAGCTGATTTGCTAGACACCCGCGATTTCCAACCAGAACTAACTGGTAAAGATGGGCGCCCGTGCGATGCCGATGAAGCTAAAGTTTTCACATTTGATTATGTAGCTCAATCAGGTAAGAATTATGGCACCATGGTTATTGTAATGGGCAACGACAATGAAATGATAATCATGTACGGCGACAACCTTGGCAAGACCATGGAAAGCACCGATGATCGTGATGAGTTCTTTGAATTTCAACATCAACTGATGGATCTAGCCAATCGTAATCGCTGGACTGGAACATTAACCGACATTAGTAAAACTAAAACGGTAAAAGCCACACTTGCTGCCATTTCTGAAGGTTTGTTTGAAGGCTACTACGGAAACAAGCGTACCAGCTACAGCGGCGAGCCTACAGAAGCACGACTGGTAATCAATCACAATCGTGTGCTGGGAGAAAACGACAAACGTTATCGCTATGTGGAAAGTTTGTTTATTGAAACAGCTGACCGTGAACGTTTTAAATTACAATTTACAAACCTAGCAGGTGGCCGTGCCATGCTAGAACATGTGCGACAAGGTGGCAAACCTTACGATATTCGTGGTAGCCATATCAATAATATGGTAACCGAAATGAAAGTACTAAACCGTTTCAATCGTGCCAGCCAAGGCCGAGTGATGGAAGGTGTCACACAAGAGATCACAGAACAAGCTCACTTGTACTATCAAAGTCTACGTGAGAGTGTCAAACGCATGGGAACACCACGTGGATATGCACACTACTTTGAGTCTTGGCACCCTGCTGAAATTGGTGCGCAAGAAGAACTGGTAGAAAACATCAAAACAATGTTTATTGAACAAACATTGGACTCACGAATCGAAGAGGCTCTGCCACTATTGGCTCGTATACAACAACAAGGAAATGCTATGAAAGAAGCAGACATATTTGAATCGTGGATCAACCGCCTGGCCGAAGGTACATGGTTAACGCCAGAAACAGAAGAACAGGTAAACAAACTCAAAGAATTATTGAGTAAAGATCTTATTGTGGGCCCAGATGCTACCAATGCTAAAATGCTACTAGGTGACATAGTAGGAGATGATATTTTGAACGATCGGCTTGAGGAATTGCCACCAGATGCTAATGCATGGAATGATACTGAAATCATGGCCCGTCTTAAAGACCTAGGGATTGACACAAGCCCACAACAGCCTGCAGGTGTATTGCCAGATGGTACAGAACCAGGTATCCAACCTGAGCAACCAGTAGCACCCACACAGGACATGCCCCAAGAGCCTCCAATGGCTCCTATCAGTGAAGCAGATGACATAGCTACATTTGAAAGCCTTAATGCCATGCGCAAGGCAGCAGGATTGCCTGTTGTTGAGAGTGTGTTAACTGACTCAACTGGCCATACGTTAGATCATATTTTAAAGAGTTTTGGCAGAGAAGTCAGAGACTTTAAAGAAGGCGGAGAGCTAGATGATAACCTATACCGTGCATTGTATGACTACTACTTTGAGGACATGCCGCGAAATACCAGACACAATGCTGACGGCCAAGATTCATATGAATGGATCACAGATCGATTAGATAGCGAACTTGGTACAGGTAATTATGCACCTCGCAAAATTACATCTACACTGGAAACCATTCCTGGACTGTCGGCACCAGTTGCAGAAGGCTCATGCAACGCTACCATGGAAGGTGAATACTGCCCAGAACACGGACTCATGGAGTGCGGTGGCATGTATGAAGGATGGAAAAGTGAACTTGCTGGCGGCACCCTGGGTGGCGTAGGCGGAACAGTTGCTGGATCTGCATTGGGTGCATTAGCAACCGGGAGTCCAATTGGAGCGGCAATAGGTGGAGTTGTAGGTGGCGCAGCCGGTGGGACTGCTGGACAGATGGCAGGTAGAGAGTTAACTAAAGAAGAACAACTAAATGAAATTGCTCCATTGTTGGCAGCAGGTGCAAGAGCTGTCATACCATTGTTGTCTAAAGTTGGTCCAGCACTGGGTCGTATGGCATCGGGTGCAGGCAAAGCTGTTACTGGAAAAACAGCCGCTGGTATTGGACGCGGCACTGCCGATGTTGCCAAATCGGCCGCACAATCAGCCGCACAAAATGCAGATAAAATCGGTATTGGGTTAGGTGCATACCAGGCCATTACCGATGTGGCAAACAACACAATGGGTGGTGTAGGCGAAGTGTACCGTGACGTTGGTAAAGCTGCTGGAGCAATAACACAATCAGTCGGTAATGCAATCGATGGAAAAACCATTGCCGAACTAGCAAGCACCGCAGTTAAGTATTCAATTCCAATTGGTATAATATTGGCTGTATTATACGGTGGCAAAAAACTCATTGACCAAGTAATGGATGAAGGCTTAGTAGGTGGTGCAATTGGCACCGCATTAGGCGGCCCTGTAGGTGGTATGATTGGAAGTGCTATGATCGGTAACGCAGTAGGTGAAGGTCATGACGATCCCATGAACAGCAACAGTGCTATCACTGGTGCCTACTATGAAAGCAAATCGGATGATGCATTGCTGGCCAGAATCAAATCACTAGCCTTGATAAAATAATTTATCCTACTCCAAAAAGCCCAGCAACAGTTGGGCTTTTTTATGGCCATACAGAAAGGCAAAAGTCTTGCCTTTTACTATTGCGATGCTAAATACATTCGTATACAATACAACTTGTATGCACAGGCAACTAAGCATCTAAATTATTAGATAGGCATATAACATAGGCAACTTAACAAGGAGAAACACTATGGCATCATTA